CACAAAGCGTGAAGCACGCGAAATGGCAGCAGGTCGAATCACCGAAAACAAAGTTCGCAAGATGGCACCCTGGTTCGCTCGCCATCAAGTAGATGGACAAGCACCAAAAAACAGCGATCCTTCAGACCCACAGTATCCAGGCGCAGGTCTTGTTGCCTGGTTGTTGTGGGGTGGAGATTCCAACTTTTCTGACAGGGCGCAAAATTGGGCGCAACGCAAGATTGATGCGCTCGATGCCGAATCCGATTCAAGGAGCAAAATGAAAAAAATTGAACGCCGCACATTCACCGTGCGAGATGTTGAAGCACGCCAAGCTGAAGATGGCACAATGCGCCTTTCAGGTTATGCAGCCGTGTTTAATGATTCAAGCGTTCCCCTTCCTTTCAAGGAGAGCATCGCACCGGGAGCCTTTCGCAAGACTTTGATGGAAACACCTGATGTGCGCTTACTCATCAACCACGAAGGTCTGCCATTAGCTCGCACCAAGAATGGCACATTGAAACTGACTGAAGATGATCGCGGTCTGTATATGGATGCAGAGATTGCAGACACATCAGAAGGGCGCGACCTTTACAAGTTGGTTGAGCGCGGAGATGTTGACCAAATGTCTTTTGCCTTCCGTGTGATTCGTCAGAAGTGGTCAGATGATAGAAGTCGCCGTGTTCTTACAGAAGTCAGCCTTGCTGATGGCGATGTCTCAGTCGTCACCTATCCTGCTTATCCAACAACAAGTGTTGAAGCACGCGAGGCATTGCGAAGTGCCATAGATGCAATCAAGGAAGGCCGTGAAGTCACCGGTGAATCTTTGATCGTCTTGAAAACAATTTTTGATGACTTAAGCGAAGGTCATGAATACATCATGAAAGCCGTTGAAATGATGGCAATACTCACAGGCGCAGAAGGCGAAATTGAAGAAGAATCACGCGAAAATGTGGGCGACTTTGTTGAATGGGATTCAAGCGGTGGAACTGCTAAGGGTCGCATTGAACACATCATGGAAGAAGGCGTGTTAGGCATCCCAGGAACAGAATTCAGCATTGAAGCTGAAGAGGGCGATCCTGCTGTTTTGATTCGTGTATATGAAGAATTCCGTGATGGCTACCGACCAACAGAAACTTTGGTTGGTCACAAAATGTCTGAACTTCGTTACATTGAAGCCTTGCCTGAACCAACCGAAGAAGAAGGTCGCAAGATTTCTCTTCGCCTAGCAAAAGCGATAATCAATAACACAAAATAAGTTTCTGTCAGCAATCTGACAGATCGAAGTCGGAGCGAGACTCACACCCTGCAAGCGCCGTGAGAAGCATCGCCACCACCTCACTTCCAAAACAACAAACTCACAAGGAGACCAAATGTCATATTTTGACAAAGTAGTTGAGCGCCGTGATGCAGTAAAGGCAGAAATGGATGCAGTTCTTGAGGCAGTAGCTTCAGAGGATCGTACCGACCTTACTGTTGAGGAAACCGAGAAGGTTGATGCTCTCGTAGAAGAGGCACGCTCACTAGATACAAAGATCGAAAAGCTAAAGGCACAGGCGGATGCAGATGCAAAGGCTTCTGAAATTCGTTCATCAGTTGCATCAGTTGCAACACCACGCGTTGGTGGAACAACAGTTACACGCGAATCACGCACATACTCAGAGCGTTCAGATTCATCATTCTTCAAGGATGCTTACAACGCACAGTTCAAGTCAGACTTCACAGCACAGGATCGTCTTGCTCGCCATATGCGCGAAGAAGAGATTGAGCGCCGCGATGTTGGAACTGCACAGTTCGAAGGTCTTGTGATTCCACAGTACCTCATTGATCTAGCAGCACCACTTGCTCGTGCAGGTCGCCCATTCGCAGACTTTGCAACAAACAAGATGACACTTCCACCATCTGGCATGACCCTGAATATCTCTCGCATGACAACAGGATCATCAACAGCCGTACAGGTTACACAGAACGATGCAGTATCAGAGACAGATGTTGACGATACATTGCTAACTGTGAATGTTCGTACAATTGCCGGACAACAGGATCTATCTCGCCAGGCGATTGAGCGTGGAACAGGCATTGATGTTTTCGTTGCAGCAGACTTGATCAAGTCATGGCACACAACACTTGATTCACAAATCCTAAATGGTGCAGGCACAGCCGGCACAATCAAGGGACTTCGTGCATCAGGCGGAAACGCAATCACATTCACATCAACAGCACCAACAGTTGGTCTGCTATATCCAAAGCTCGCAGATGCGATCCAACAGATTCAGACAAACTCATTCACAAACCCAACACACTTCATCATGCACCCACGCCGTCTTGCATTCTTGCTTGCAGCAGTTGACAGCACAAACCGCCCATTGGTAGTGCCAGCCGCTAACGGCCCAATGAATGCAGCAGGTGTTGGAGCAGGTTCTTCTGCATATGGAAACTCTGGCTATCAGATGATGGGTCTCCCAATCATTACTGATGCAAATGTTGGAACTACATACGGAACAACAACAAACCAGGATGAAATCTATGTTGTCAACGCAGGTGAGTCTCATCTTTGGGAACAACCAGGATCACCATTCACACTTCGTTATGATGCAACAGGTGCAGGCAACTTGACAATCAAGACTGTCGTGTACGGATACGCTGCTTACACAGCAGAGCGTTATCCACTAGCAGCCTCAATCATTTCAGGAACCGGATTGAGCGCACCAACCTTCTAATCTGAAGGTTCTTTAATAGTGTGAAGAGTGGGTAGGCTCCCCCCGACTTACCCACTCTTCACCTCTAAGATTCGGGGGAATCAAATGAAAACAGGTCACACAGTCACAATCGGGTCTTGCGACCCAGGAATGGTCAACGGCGCTTTTGCGTACAGACTTATTCAACTCTCAGGCGCTAGAAATTCAAAACTCGGCCCATTCGTTCGAGTCAAAGGTTCGGGCTTGTTATCAAAGCAACGCAATCGTGTTGTGAAACAATTTTTAGAAATGACCGATTCTGATTGGTTGTTGATGTTGGATAGTGATGAGCAACTCTCAGTTGAAGCATTTGATGCTTTATGCAACACCGCCCACGACAAAGAACGCCCTGTTGTTGCAGGTTTAGTCTTTGCAGGTTTCGGTGTTCCTGGCAAAACCTATCCAAAACCTGTTCCTGCAATCTTTCAAGATTCGCCACAAGGATTCTTGCCCTTGTATAAATATGACAAGAACTCAGTTTTTGAAATAGATGCAGCAGGCACAGGCTGCTTAATGATTCACAGAAGCGTGTTGGAAAAGATGCGCGAAGTTGCAGACCCAAATCAAGGCAAAGATTGGTGTTGGTTTTGGGATGGGCCTGTCAACGGAGAATGGATTGGTGAGGATTTACTTTTCTCACGAAGAATCAAATCACTTGGCTATCCAATCCATGTGAACACTTCAGTAATACTTCCGCACCAAAAGTCGTTTTGGTTAGATGAAAGTCATCACGAAGCATGGAAAGACTAAAGAAACTTCTTCGCAGAAAGCCGAAAGAAACGGCAACTGCGGAGCCACAATTAGAACGAGCAATCCTGCCGAAAGCAGAAAAGAGGATAAAGCGTGGCGATCACTAACGGTTACTCCACACTTGCCGAGTTGAAGGCAGCATTGACAATCAGCGATTCAACAGATGATGCAGCTCTTGAAGCAGCCATCAATGCAGTAAGTCGAATGATTGATGACTACACAGGGCGATTCTTTTACAAAGACGGCACAACGCAAGCACCTGTTGCTCGCTATTACACCGCCCTTGATCCCTGGACAATGAATGTTGATGACATCACCACAATCACACAGATTGCAACTGATGACAACTTCAATCAGACTTGGGATACCGTGTGGGCAACAAGTGATTACATGGTTGAACCTATCAACAACCCACGCCGAGGTTGGCCGTTCACACGAATCTTGGCAATAGGTCGGTATGTATGGCCTTACTATTTGCCACAGGCTTGCAAAATCACAGGTGTGTGGGGTTGGAGTGCTGTGCCTTATGAGGTGCAATCAGCTTGCTTAATTCAATCCTCACGCATCTTTGTTCGCAGACAATCACCATTTGGCATTGCAGGAACACCTGAACTTGGAACTGTCAGACTTACTTCACGCCTTGATCCTGATGTTGAAGCATTGCTTCGACCTTTCCGCAAGAACAATGGGTTGGCTAAATAATGAACCCAAGTCAAGTTCGAGATGGTTTGAAAACAAGATTGCAAACAATTACAGGCTTACGAGCGTATGATTTGATTCCTGACACAGTAGTTCCGCCTTGTGCGGTAGTTGGACAATTAGATTTCACATTCGACATTGACAATGCTCGCGGTCTTGACCAAGCGCAGGTTGATGTCCTTGTGATTGTGCAACGCTTTTCAGAGCGTGCTGGACAAGACAAACTTGATGCATACCTTGCAGGTACAGGTTCAAGTTCTATCAAAACAGCAATTGAAGGTGATCGCACTCTTGGGGGAACAGTCAACACCTTGCGAGTTACAGGTGCCGAAGCAGGTACTTATGATTCACAGGGAGTCACATTTCTTTCCTATCGTTACAGAATCACGATTTGGGGATAAGGAGAACCAATGGCATACACCGTCATCTCAGATCGAGAGGTCTGTGGCAAAAAGAAGGGTGAGTCAATCACCGACAAAGAACTTGTTGATGCAGGAGTAAGCGCACAAGCACTCATTTCTGCAAACCACATCAAGGCAAGCAATGCAGTATCACCATCCATCAAACCAGCAACAGAAGGAGCGACCAACTAATGGCTCGTATCGTTTTAACCAATGCGTTCATTTCAGTTGGTGGAGTGGATTTGAGCGATTTAGTTAGCTCAATTTCACTCTCATCGACATTTGATGTCGTAGAAACATCAGCATTTTCATCATCAGCAACAAAGACTCGCGTGGCAGGTCTTGCAGACAATTCAATCACTCTTGAATTTCATCAGGATTATGCAACAGGCGAAGTTGAACAAACAATTTATCCATTACTTGGAACAGTTGCAGCAGTAGTTGTCAAGCCAAATGGCGGAACAACAAGCGCATTCAATCCTTCATATACCTGTAACGCGGTAATTTCAGAATGGACTCCATTAAACGGAGCTGTTGGCGAACTAGCCACAGCAAGTGTTTCTTGGCCTGTAACCGGCGCAATCACTAAGGCGGTTGCATAATGGCTAGAATCGTTCTCACAAACGCTTATGTTCTTTTCGGATCAACCGATTTGAGCGACCATATTAGTTCAATCTCATTGAGTTCGACTTATGACATCGTTGAGACCACTGCGTTCGGACAAACTTCAAAGACTCGTGTTGCAGGTCTTGCAGATAACTCAGTCACTCTTGAATTTCATCAGGATTATGCAACTTCAAGTGTGGAGCAAACAATTTATCCAACGCTTGGAACAGCAGTTACAATTGCAGTCAAGCCTGTCAATGGAACAACAACTGTCCTCAATCCGCAATACAGTTTTTCTGCGGTTGTGTCAGAATGGACTCCGTTGAACGGTGCTGTTGGCGAGTTAGCAACTGCAAGTGTGTCGTGGCCTATTAGCGGCGCAATTTCAAAGACAACAACATAAAAAACTAAGGGGGAAACAAAATGGATGGCTTATTCATAAAGGTAAAAACAAACGATGGAACGGATGCAACATATTCATTGCGACCACGAATCATCGTTGACTTTGAACAAAAGTATGGAAAAGGACTCGCAAAACTTATTGGCGAAGAACAAAAGCTAGAGCATATCTATTATTTAGGTTGGCTCGCGCTTAGAGCAAACGGAAAAGTTGTCAAACCCTTCGGCCCTGACTTCTTATATACACTAGAAGCAGTCTCGTTGGACACAGACCCAAATTCCGAATCCACAGAAACAGCCTGACCTATTCAATAGCAGCGGTTTCTGTGGAGACAGGTATATCTCCAAATGATTTGCTTGATGCTCCCGATGGCATACTTGAAGCAATAGTCATATACATGAAAGAACGAGCGAAGGCGCGAAGCAATTAAATGGC